AAATCTAATTTTTTAATTTTTTTTTTTCATCTATTGTCATTTCGGATATAATATTTTTAATATACTCTTTATTGTTTAATGAATATTTACCTCTTATAAATTCAATATAGCCGATTGTATCCTTTCTTCTAATCATTAGATATTCTATTTTATTATTACTATTATTATTTCTATATGCAATAATGCCTACACTTGTTATCGGGTATTTGCAATTATGAAATAAATGACCAATATTACCACAATTACTACAAAATGTTTCTGATTCTAAAGTCATCTTTTATTTTAATATTATAAATTAAAGAAGTATAAATTAAAGAAGTATAAATTAAAGAAGTATAAATTAAAGAAGTATAAATTAAAGAAATAGTTATTCTCTTATTTGTTATTTCTTTAATCTTTTTATATCCTTTATTTAAAATGGCTTTAGATTCGAAAGTATGGGGTCCTTATTATTGGTTTGTATTACATACAATTGCATTATCTTATCCATTAAAACCAAATGAAGTAACAAAAAGAAAATATTATGAATTTATACAAAATTTACCTATTTTTTTACCCAATCCTGATATTGGTGATAATTTTAGCAAATTACTTAATAATTATCCAGTAACGCCCTATTTAGATTCAAGATCTTCTTTTATCAAATGGATGCATTTTATACATAATAAAATTAATGTGTCTTTGGATTATCCTGAACTATCTCTGGATGATGCTATGATTGCCTATTATGAGCATTATAAACCCAAAGAAGTAAAAAATGAAGAACAAAGAAAACAAAGAGAGAAATATGTGTTTTTAGGATTTATAATAATAATTATTGGACTCGGATGGCGTTTATATAAACAATAAAAATTACACGCACACTTATAAATATTTTTTTTCATTATGGTTTATATTATTTTTTACAGTTTGTAAAATAAACTCAATATAGGGTTTACAATTGTAAGTTGTTCCAATCCATATACCAAAACCAACGCCTATTATAAATTCAAACATTTTATAGTTGTATTTAATATATTATATTTAATATATTAAATTTTATTATATGTTTTGAAGAAATAAATTATTATATGTTTTGAAGAAATAATTTATTACGGTAATTATAGTAAATACTTGTCTATTCCATAATTGTAATCACGCACTTTAATATGATCGATTTCAAAATTACCAGTATCTGTTAATAATTGATATAAGTATTGTATATTATTGTTATCATTCTTGTTACTATTAATATTATTCATGGATTTTCCATTTAATTCAAATGTATTTATATTTTTAAACCGTATATCACATATTTGAATATTTTTACTGCTTATAATAGTTGATACATTATTAATTGTGCTATTATTTGCTTCTAAAATTGATGACAAATTAGTATTAAAAGGAATATTATATTTATTTAAACCTCCATTTAGTTTAGTTGCATCTATTTTTACAACACCAAGAACATTTTCTCCATTATTTAAAATATCATGAACATTAATATCTTTAATATTTTGAATGCTTCCATCTAAAAGTTTAATTTTTGATAATTCATAAAACCCATTATTTAAATTAGAATGAATATCAGTATTTTTAAAATTTTTGGGTAAATAACTGCAATTTTTAATTAATTTAGTCATAACCTCTTTATCTACATCATCCCAATCCGAATAAATTATATTTCCAATTTTAAATTCTTTTATATTCGTTAATAGACAATACACATAGGGTTCATTAAAATCCTTCATAAAGATACTATCAGGATGATTTTTTACTTTCATCCATCCCAATGTGTCGTGGAATACGCGATGCTCGCCAGTTACAATAACATCATATAAATTATATATGTGTTGGTCTTTGGCCGAAAATTTAATGATACCAGTTACTTGGGTTTTTGTGTCATTAATAAAATCACCAATTTCTATAGCATCAATGGTAACATTGGATTTATTTATTTCGTTTTGTAATTCGGTTTGTAATTCGTTTTGTTTTTTGTTTTGTTTTTTGTTTATTTTTACAACAATTGTGTTTTTAGAAAAACATCCAGGAATACCTGGTGGTGCACGTGTTGGTAATTTAAAAACATCCTTCATGAATGTCTTAATCGCAATTGTTGGAATTAAAATAGCAATCATAGTCGCTATCATAGGTATAACTGCTATTTCAGCAGCTGTTCCAATAATTGGAATTGCTGCGATTATTAAAAGAGCGGCAATACTCGCCGACAATGCTACTAAAATGATTATAATAAAATTTATTATATTTAAAAAAAGTGATTTTAAAGTTAAATAAGAACCAAAAAGGGTATACAGTGTTCCTGTAAGTGTACCAATAATTTTGCTTAAGGTATCCTTCATTATAATTATAAATTGCACAATCGGCATAGTTACATTTAATAAACGACTCATTACGTCAGTAGCAACATCTTCAAATGATAGACGTATTTTATTAAATATCGATCTTATTGACTCTAAAGAATGTAAAAACTCTTTAAATTCGTGTATAAATGTATGCATTAAATGATCAATAGGAGCAAATACTTCTGATGACATATTTGCTAAAATAGTATGAATGCATTCTGTAAAATTAGTGCCGGTAAATTCAAAGGCGGACATATTTGCTGGTTTATTAATTAATCCAGCAAAGGGTATTACCGCAGGCGAGCATTTACTATTATTCCAATCATGAATGATTGGTTGAATATGATTCATGGTATAGACATAGCAAGCTAATAATATAAATATAATCATAATTATAATAGTCATCCATACGTCAGAACCATACCTTTCAAGAAATCCTTTTTTATTATATAAATTATTTATATTCGAAAATAATTTATCCATATAGTTATTGTATTGTATTGTATTTGTATTATATTTGTATTATATTTGTATTATATTTTTAATTTTTATAAACTAAATAATATTTTTAGATACCGAGCCATTATTATCTTCCCAATCATGAAATATCCATTTTCCAATAGGAATGGTGTGGTTTGAGGTAATTAAACATGTTAAATTTGCGTGATTGACTTCATTTATTGTGGTATTATCTAATTCTTTGACGTGAATAAATTTATTTAATCTATTATCATAGACTAAATGACTACCCGATACAATAATGGCTTCATCGTTCTCGCCACCTTTTAATTTATATAAATCTTCAACAAAATTACCGTTTTCATCTAAATTGCTTATATTCATTACAGCGTGTACTATCGCTCCCGTTTTAAGCTGCGAGTTAAGTGGCATATCTTTTATAGCTACAATTGTTCCATCTTTTAATTTCATTTTTGTTTCAGGATGAAAGCATAAAGCTCTTACTAATTGACCAGGCGGACCATTCCAAGTACTATGCATTGTATTAATGGACCCTTCTATTGTATACATAAGAGTAACTATAATACCAATTGTTTTTTTGAAAATATCTTTCATATTTATAGTAACCCTTTGAAATTCAATAAGAATATTTAAAAATACACCAAAAATAGATCCTATCGCATCTTCAATGGATATTCTTATGTAATTAAAAAAGGCCTTGACATCTGTTAAACCTGTATTAATACTGGAAGATATATTTCCAAGTATATTAAAATTTGATGTTAAAGGTTGTGTAAGACTTCCCATGTAATTATGCATCATTGTTTGTATACAAAATGTAAAATTCGTGGCAGTACTATGACCAAAAACTGATGCAAACGGCATTACTATTGGATTGCATCTATATTCTGGCCAATCGTCTTGGATATTTTTAATACCAACTGCTAAAATATTAAATATATAAAGAATTATAAAAATAATTATAATTAAGATTGATAATGTTATATCCGATGTTTTCATATTATTAAATTATAGTATTATTAAATTATAGTATTATTAAATTATAGTATTATTAAATTATAGTATTATTAAATTATAGTATTATTAAATTATAGTATTATTGTTAATATATAACTAATATATAACTAATATATAATTATTATATAATTATTTAATGAATTAATTACGCTTCTTAGATACTGATTTACGCTTCTTAGATACTGATTTACGCTTAGATGATTTACGCTTAGATGATTTACGCTTAGATGATTTACGCTTAGATGATTTACGCTTGGATGATTTACGCTTAGATGATTTACGCTTAGATGATTTACGCTTAGACCCTCCATTTTGTTTTGGTAAATCAACGCATGTATTTGTAGCATAACAATCTTCATTGTTTATTGAATCCAAATAAGTTTTAACTCCAACGACAGCATTCGTATTTGAATCAACATTTGAAATTTTAGGGCCAGGAATATGATTTTGGTGAACTATTACTGTTTGTTGTTGTGATGACGCACCATCATTACCGCCTTTTATTATTTTATAATTTTTTCCACCCTTATGAGAATTAATTAAATTCATATGATTGCTATCCGATAATTCGCCAAATTTAATCGCATTTGTTCTACCACTATAAGCACCCGGTAGATAACCTAATAATTGTGGTCTTATTGCTTTTATTGGATCACTTGATGGTAACATTTTAATATTGTTATATAATATTAAAATATTAAAATTATTTAATTCCTTTTTTTTTTAAAGAAGGATTTTTTAAGTCAATTTCTTTTTTGACCGGTAAAATATATTTGGGTTTTTGTGTATCATTATTATTGCTAATTATTTTAACATATTTATATAAATTATTATTATTAGTATTATTATTATTATGAATACCGCTTAATTTAGTCAACATTTTTTCATTTGCATTTGCAAATTCAGCGGCTGCATCTATTGGTTCTATTGGTTCCGCATTTTCAATTGATGCATTTTCATCTTCTTCCTTCAATTTATATTGTTCTTGTAAGATATCATTTGTATCTTGCATTTTAAAATATAATATAATTGCATTTACATAATCGTCGTGTATTTTTTTAATTTCCATTGTTGGTGGTTTTTCATTTTTTAACATCTTTTTACATAAGGATATAATACGTTTTTTATAAAATTTAATATCTTCACGATTAACCGTTTCGTGATTATTCTGATTATCTGGATTATCTTGGTTATCTGGATTATTCGGATTTACAATTGATTTATAATAATGAGGGGTCGCCAGGTATTTTAGTTCTAAACTATTCATTAAATATTTATTTATTTAATTATTACTATAAACTTCTTTATTATAAACTTCTTTATTATAAACTTCTTTATTATAAACTTCTTTATTATTTAATTATTTATTACTTAATTATTTATTACTTAATTATTTATTATTTAATTATTTATTATTTATTATAAATCCTTTAACCGGTTGAAGATTTTAAATGACATATCCACCATTTCTCCAAAAAAAATATATTATATATATATATATATATTAGCAATAAATGTTAGTAATAAATATTGCAAAATGGTACTTACTTGTCTCATTTTTATTGATCTTACTTTTATTTGTTTTATTTTATAAATATTATAAAACAGAATTTTACACTAATCATAATAAAAAGAAAGCGCCTTATGTAAAAATATTATGGATGTATTGGGAACAGGGTATTGAAAATATATTGGATTATAGACATGGAGAATATAATAAAATGTGTTTTGATGGATGGAAAAAATTAAATCCAGACTGGGATATCAGAATATTAAATAAGAAAACAGCGTTGAAATATGTACCAGAATTAGCAAAATTTAATCATTTAACTATACAATTACGCTCTGATTTATTAAGAATAAAATTATTAGAAAAATATGGTGGAGTGTGGGCGGATGCGTCTACTTTACCAATGAAACCTTTAACTGGCTGGATCGAAGAATGTGATAAAGGTACCGGAATATTTTTTTATAGGTATTTTCCTAAAACAAGGTCAGATATTAATGACCCACTTTTTTCATATATATCCAGTTGGTTTATAGTCTCTAAACAACCAAATAACTATCTTATTAAAAAACTTTCTCATACTTTTGAAGAACGAGTAAAGAATAAATCAAAAAAATATCCTTATTTTTATTTTCATAATACATTAACTTATTTGATTCATAATGACCAACGAATAAAAAATGATATAAATAGATTAACAGTATCTCAAAGTCTGTCGCATTCAAAGGGTTCTAAACATCCACCTATAAATAAAACAACTATTTTACAACAACCATTATGTTATAAAAGAGAAACATCAATTGATCCTAAAGAATATTATGATTATTTAGATACATTTTAATTATAAAAGGATTAGAATTCTAATTTTTTTGTTTTCTCCTTCGGGTAGATATATATTCAATTCACACATTTTTTTACTACTTCAAAATGATGTATCGTATATTATAATAGGTCATTTTGAATCTTCAACGGGTTAATACTTATTATAAATCCTTTAATTGTTGTCGTGTATAATTAAAAAAGACATTATTACCAACACCGTCTATACTCGGGTCAAAAAGATTATAATCTTCCTTTTTAAAGAGATTTGGGTAAGGCTGGAGACTTGTATTTCCTTCATCTATTTTTACTTTATACATATTACTCTCCGAAGAAGGAATGAAATGAGATTGCGCATTACTTTGATTACTAAAGAATTGGTTTCTAAGGCTGGATTCATCATTTACATTAACCGCATACCCACTCCAAGGTGATTTAATATTTCCAGGGTTAAACGTGCTTGACATATCATAGGTAGGCCGATTTATTAAAGGAACGGTTGGTATTACTTTTCTATCCACAATAGACATTAAATCATATTTAGTTGATACTGGTCGCATATCTAAAACTGATTGTAATTGCGTAGAAGGAATATTACGGTCCGATAATCTTGTGTCTAATTCATGTGTTCTTTCTAAATTATTATATTGTATTCCATTTACAACACCGTACATTTTATTATATATATAATATAATTATTATTTATTATTATATATATAATATATAATAATTATAAATATATAATAATTATAAATATCGTAATTATAAATATCGTAATTATAAATTTAAAATGACAATATTTCATCAAATAAGTGATTTTTTTAAATTAAAATGGCATCAACATCTGTATTCATATATTGTTAATATATCCAATATATTATTAATCATCTCGGTAACAGGAATAATGAGTTTGTCTCCTGTATATCTTAATGTTATACAAAAGTTTACATTATATTATACTTGTTTTGTATTACTTGCGCGTTTTAATCCATTTATTTATAAATCAAATAAATGTAATTTACATGATAGAAAGATTGCCTTTTCGGCAGGTATGACGCTATTTGTAACGACGTCACTTTTTCATTTTTTTGAAAAGTTTTTTACAAATACAATAAAAAAAACAAGTGACGAATTTATTCATATCACACAAAAAATAAAATTATAAATTATACTTAAGGTTTCCCAACAACTTTATGTATTAATTTGTATTGGTATTGGTATTGGTATTGGTATTGTTAAGACATATATTTCTTTTTGGTACTATTTGCTTTTGTTGTTGTCGTTGTTGTTGTGTTTTTTCGTTTTTTTGTATTCTTTTTAAAGAAATCTTCCAAATGGATCATAATTTGTTTAGTTATTACTTTTTCAACTTCTTTTTCTTCATTGCTTTTAGGGTTTATATCAAAATTATAATTGTTCATGTATTCAACTATTTTTTTTACAAAAATTTCTTTTTTTTCTGGGATATTTTTTTTTTCTTTTTCAAAGTATCTTTCGGCCATTTCTTGATACGGCATACTAAATACATATGGTTTTAAATTAATATAATATACATTTTCATGATTCATTAAAGGATGATATTGATCATCGATAAAACAAATTTCGGTATCCGTTTGTATTTTGGTACATCGGATTAAATCTTTTACACTTTTACCGTGGCTTGTCCTGTTCATTTCTACAATTTTTCCATTTACTTTAAAGGCTGCAATAATTTTATCAAATAATTCATAATCAACCGTTTGGTTAAAATAATTACTAATCATATATACCCATGATTTCGGTCCTTGATTATTTGTATAAATCATAATTTGATCGCATTCATTATTTATTTTTTTATCTTTTAAATAATGTAAAATATTAATTATATTTGGTCTAAGAAATTCGGGGAATATATTTAGTAAATTATAAAAACGTTCATTTGCTAATTTTATTCCATAATATTCTTCCAATGCGTTCCAAAACATACTAATTTCTATAAAACACCCAAGGGTTTCGTCCAAATCAAATACAACTATTTTTTTAGGAGGAGATTCATTTCGTATATTAATAACTCCTTCTTTTAACATAGCTAATACTTTTTTTATTATATTTTGTATATAATTTCCTTTATTATATAATATATATATTAATATTAATATTAATAAAAATATAATAAACAATGACGATGTCTTCATTTTTAATATTAAAATAATAAAATAATAATATAATAAAATAATAATATAATATCTTATTATTTTATTAATACACTTATTTTTTATCCATGAAATTAACAAAAAAAGATTATTTATTAATATTAAAATATTATAAAATAAATACGAATGAATTAAACGATAAGGATATTAAAAATAATGCTGAAACCATTTTGGCAACTAAAATGTGCCGATGCATTAAAAGTGTTGTTAAAACAAATATAAAAAAACCTATAAAAGAACAAAATGCAATTGCTATATGTAAAGAAAGTGTAATTAATAAAAAAAATCTTAAAATTTTTAATTTTACATGTAAAAAAAAACCACAACTTTTAACAAAAACAGATATGAATGAACACGACAGTAACAGTGATATAAAAATACATAAGATTAAACCAAAATTAAAATTATATACTCCTAAAAGGCTACGTCAATTAAAACAAAACAAACGGAAAAAAAAACAGAAAAAAACACAGAAAAAACAGAAAAAATAAAACAAATGTAAAATAAAACAAATGTAAAATAAAACAAACGAGATTTATTTATTTATTTATGTATTTAATTGCAGATAAAATTACTTGTTCTTGAGAATTTAGTTTTTGAAATATGATATTATCATCTAATGTTAAATTAAAAATCATGTT